TCTTTGTTAGCTAAAGCTAATACCGTTTGGTACACTGTGTTTATATTTACCATATTTTTTTTATTGTAGTTTGCGATCGCCCCGTAGAGCGACCGCTTCTACAGTTTGATTATTTTAATTGTTTTTCAATAGTCGTGTAAATCTCCATACCTTCGTCAGTTTTAAACCAAGAAGCCAGAGCCGTATACGGATGCTCGTCAAAAGGAACGTTCATTAATTTTCTATTGTTAGAACCCCAACTAAATGTTCTTTGGTCTCTAGATAATTTCAACAATCCCATTTCAGTTGCTTTTATACCAAAATTTCTAAGTTGTATGTTATCATCTTCTAAAAGATCTAAGAATAAATAAGGGTTGTTTTTAGCGTATATAAGTAAATCTCTTTTAAGTTCCTTAGAACTCATCTCTGAAACTCTAGAACCAACCTCTACTCTCATTATCGCTTCAGCCATATCTACATCTATGTTTCTAGCAGCTATTATTGCGTCAGCTTCTATTTCTAGAGAATTTAACTGTTGTTCAGCTATAACTTGAGGTTTATGCTCATAAAATACATTGTCTCTATGTGGGTGGTATAAAGACAATAGTTTTTGTAAAACTGTTTTTTCTTTTGGTACAAATAAAGAACCAGATCTAAATATAATATGTTCTAATCTTTGATCACCTACCATCTCATCAACAAAAGGTGTTTTTTGATTTTGACAATACTTAAGTTCTCTTTCATAACCTTTTTCCTCGTCAAAATAATAAACATTTGCAGCTTTTATTGATCTTGACAAAGGTTTTTTACCACCTTTTAAATAATACAACCTATCTTTTATTTCCCAAGTTGGTTTTTTAGGTTCAATTTTTACTTTTGGTTTTTGTGTTTCAACAACTGGTGTTTCAACAACAGGTACCTCTACCTCTTGTGTTTTTTGTTTTTTAGCCATAATATAATATATAATAAAATTAATAAATAAAAGGACCGAGGCCGAAGCCCCGGTTCTTTAGTATAAACAGTGCTTATTTCATTAACATGAAATTGTTAGCACCTTGAGTAATTAAACATCTTTCAGATAACATGTGTATTTCCATTGCATCTAAAGCAGACGTAGTAGCGCCAACAGAACCAGTAACCCAAGTTTTTAACTTTCTGTTATCAGTTTGTGAAGCTCTATATCTAACGTGTAAGAAAGGACGTTTTAGGTTTTTACCTAATTGTTGATCGTAAACGTTAGAAGTACCAGCTGGAACAATAACCCCTCTGATTGCATTAGCAGCGTTAGCAGCGTTAATACCACCTCTTGTAGCTAAGTCATTTAAGTATCTGAAGTCAGACTTGTAGAAGTCATAAGAACCTCTTCTGAAACCAGAGAAACCTAAATTTAATGCCATATCCTCAGAGTTGTTGAATACACCGTAAGATGTACCACCAGCACCGTAAGAATTCATTGAAGCTAACATGTCGTCCATTGCAAGAGACGTAGCTCTATTTACAAACATCATATTTTCCTCAATAGCACCTTGCTTATCAAACTCAGCTAAGATAGCGTCAAATTCAGCTAAATCAGTAGCAGCGTTAACACCAGTAACACCTGAAGTTAAATTACCTCTATCTTCGATAGCAGCAAATAAACCTTCAGTACCTACGTGACCAGCACCAGTAGTTGATCCAGGAATTAAGTTTGATCCATCAGCTAAAGATCCAGCAGCGTTTAATTCACCTTCTAACATTGCCATTTCTAAGTAGTCATTAAAACGAGCTCTTGTGTCAGCTTCAGCTTTTAAGTACCATAAGTACCCAGAAGCACCGCTTTCAGCAGTTATCTCAACCCAACCAACTCTTGAAGCATCAGAACCTGATACAGAGTAGTAGTCTTTTAAGATAATCGGCTTGTTTTGGAAAGTTTGGAAAGATGGTTCGTTAGCTCCTCTTGAATCTTGCTGAGCAGTTGAAGTACCACCAGTCATATAAGAAGTTCCTTTTCCATATTCAGAACCATAAACTAATATAGTACATGATAAAGTACCATTACTATCAGCTATTGCAGCTCCACCATAAGGTGCAACGTCAATAGTAGCTGTAGCAGCAGCAGCTGTAACAACTAAACATTTGTGAACACCAGCAGCGTTAGCTACTATAACAGTATCATTAACTCTAATACCGTGATCAGTAGTTTTGTCATTTCCGTCCATGTCTTGCTCAATAGTAATTTGAGTAGTTGCACCACCAGCTCCAGAACCGTCGATGTCAGCACCACCAGGTCCTGATCCACCAGAACCACCGTTAGTTGCGATCTTACCTTTGTAAGATAAATGTAAACGACCTTGCTCAGACCAAATAACTTGGTCAGCAGTCATCGCTTCTTCAGCTCCTATTTGTGAAAGAAAACCTGAGATAGTTCTTTGTCCGAATACCTCTGCTTCTTTTTCCATAAGATCTGGAACATATTGTTGTGCCCAACCCGTTGAAGAGTTTAGGTCTAAGTAATTTGTAGATAACGTCTTCTGTACGTGAGAAGGTACGCTATTCAAATTATCACCTGCAGTAATTGCCATAATTTTGTTTTTTTAAAATTTATAATTTATTTGTTTTTTAATTTAAACTTAAAATCATTAGAATTGCTACCTAGTACTTTTACTTTCATACCACCAGCCTCAACAACACCATGTTGTTGTCTAGGGCTCATATCTACGTTCTTAGCTTTAGCAACACTTGTTTTTAAAGCGTCTGCTTTTCCTTGTTCGTAAAAATGCTTTGCAATAGCATCAGGATTGTTAGCGGTAAACAAAGATTTGTGATAACCTGTAGCATCTGACATTTCGTTGTTTTCATTCAAGAACTTCTTGACGAAATTATTAATATCGCTTTGGTTTTCTTTTACCTTGTTACTGTCTTTAACATTAAACCTATACTTCTTGTCACCAACATTATAATCAAAGCCTTTAAAGTCTTTGTTAAAAACATTGTTAGTTTTCATTTTAAAAGTATTTGTTTGCTTTTCAAGAACCGCTTCGTTTTCTTTTGATTCCTTGTTGTATCTATTGAAAAAATTTACAGCTTTTTGTTGTTCATTAGTCAGCTTTGACCCAGCTTTAATTTCTTCATAGTATTTGGACTTTTGCCTGTCCAGATGGGCTTTAGCGTCGGCAACTTGCTCTTTTAACGCTATTTTTTTCTTTTTAATCTCTCTTTCTTCATCAACATCTTCATCATATGAAAATCTATCGTCAATTAAAAATTCTACCTCTTCAGGTGTTAAGTGAGATTTTGTTTTTTTGTAATATTCTCTAAGAACTGTCATGTCATCATAACTAGAAAAATCTTGGTTAAGTGTTACGTAATCTTCTAGTGTTCCACCAGTGTCTTCCATAAAGTCCATTAACTTTTGTACATTCTCCGGTATTGCTTTTCCAGTTTCTTGAGCTTCTGCTATAGCTTCCTCAACTTGTTCAGTTAATTCTTCTGTTTTTTCCACCACTTCTTCTTCAGTGATTTCTTCTAATACAGATTGCTCTTCCTGTGTTTCAGCTTCCGGCTGTACTTCTTCTTGTTCTTGTGTGGCATCGGCATTTTCATCGACTCCAACCACTCCCTCGTCGACAGGGTTATCTTCTTTAGTTTCATCTTTGGTTTCATTGTCTATTGGTTTATCTAGGTTTACTTTAGTGACATTGTCTTCAGGTTTAACCTTTTTAGACAAGTCTACTTTTGTAACTTCTTCAGTTACCTTTTTCTTTTTTGCCATAATATAATATAATAATAGTTAATAATTGTTATTTAGGTTCAAAGCCGCCTAAATTGAAGCCGCCGCCTAATATATCATTACCTGCGGACTCAAAGTTTTTAGGTGGTTTTCCACTATTTCTTTGTTCAATCATTTCTGATTGTTGTGTTGCTTGTATTTTTGTTCTTTCGTCTTTACGATCTTCTTTCTGTTTGTCTTTATTGTTATTAGCTTCAGCATCCATTTTTCTAAGCTCTATATTGTACCTAAACTCTTGCTCCATTAGTTCTTTTTTAAGAGCGCCTTCTGCTTGCATTTTTTGAAGCGCTAACTGCATTTCAACTTGGGCTAAACTTACTTTTGATTCTGTTATCGCCATGTTTTTTTGTATTTCTGCTTGAGCCGCTACTTGCTGCGCTTCTCCGTTAGCTTGGGCTTGCGCCTGTATGTTAGCTTGGTTTATTTGAAAGTCTTTTTCTTCTTTTTTAGATCTTCTAAGTTTTAAAAGTTGATTTGCAAGTTTTAAATTTTTAATCTCTCTAATATCAATAGCATCTTCTAAGTTTATAGTTTGTTGAGCTAAAGCAACTTGTATATTGTTTTCTAATAAAGCTTTTTCTTCTTCATCTGGTGCAAGCTCAATAAATATACCAAAGTCATATAAATGTAAGTTTTTCATTTCCCCAAGAGTTGCAACGTTGTGAGCGCCTAGTTGCTGTATAAAAGCGTCTGCAGTTGGTGAGTACTCTATAATATCAGACACTCTAAGAGATAAACACTCTGCCACCTCAGCTGTTAAAAATAAACCAGACTGTAATATATGTCTTGTTGCAGTGTTAGAGTTAGCTGCAGCTAATTTCTGCACTCCAACTAAAGCGTTTTTATCAGGCGAACTACCATCTCTAGCTTCGTTAAGACCTGTGGTATCTCTAATCATTTGTAAGTAATAATTGTAATTACCTATAAGTGATTGTAGTTTTGCACCACCAGAACCTGATGTTATTTCTTGAATAGGTACTTTTCCAGGGTTCATTTCGCCTTCGCTTGTAAACGATCTACCAATAACAGAACCTGTTTGGAAGAACATGTTTAAAGCTTCTTGTGGACTATAATTTGTTCCGTTACCTAAATCTATTTCAGCAAGACCATCAGCATCTAAATAAACACCATCTGGCACCATTCTAGCTAACACTTGTTGTATCTTTAGATGTGTAAGTTGTATCATGTCAGCAAAACCTGTTACACGTCTCACTAAACTTTCTATTTTACCTTTATATATTCTAGGTGCAACAATAGCATAATTCATTTTAACCTTAGTAAAATCACTTTTAGGTCTCATCATGTTTTTAGCCATCTCCCATTTAAGTAGCTTGTTACTACCTAAAACTAAAGCACCTTCATACAAAGTCTCTATACTTCTTTGTAATCTTGAATAATCAACAGCTTCAGCTGGTGGATTAAATGTATCATCTTTTTCAATAGCTTTTTCAGCACCACTACCAGTTTCTTTTACTTTATAAACTTCGTTCATATATGTTTTATAGTTAAAATATAAAACTTGAACTTTATTATTGTCTGCCTCGTTATTGTAACTTGAAGAGTTGTTTCTATTAGTTTGGTTGTAACTTTTATTTTTTACTATATCATCTAAGTCTTCAGCATCTAAATGTGGAAACTGTTTTGCTAACTCATTAATAGGTATATTTTTAACTTCACCTACGTAATATATATCATCAAAGTAAGGTGATTCAGTATATGAATATACTAAGTCAGCAGGGTCAACATAGTCTATTGTTACGCCTTCAGAAGTGTTAAAACTTGTTTTTACAGCTCCAATACCTAAAACAGTAAGATCATAATAAAAACGCTTTTTAATCAATTCATATTTATTACCATCCATCAAAACTTTTAAAGCTTGTTCTTCAGCTATCTCTACAGACTGCTTGTAAGTTAACTGCATATGCAATGCTAATTCTTCTTCATTTACTGGTAAAGTTTCTTGATCTGAGTTTGATATGTCTATACCTAATTCAGCATTAACAAAATCATTATAAGTCTTCATGTTTATATCCTCTAACAAAGCTTCCATGTACTCTGTTCTTTGAGATACTCCATAAGGGTCAACCGAATAAGCTTTTATATCATACATTCTTTCAGCTAAGCCATTTACAACTATATCTACAAACTTAGGTATAATAGGTACAGGTGTCCAGTCTAAATTTAAATAGGACAAATCACCATTTATAGATAACTCGTCCTTATATTTCTGTACAGATTGCTCTCCTCTAGCGTAAAGCCTTAGTTCATGAAAATTGTTTTGATTCGCATCGTATCTTGTTGATCTATTGTCATTATTAAACCACTCTGTTTCTATTGCCTTAGCAACCTTTAAACCATAATCGTAGCTAAGCTTTTCAGCATCGCTTACGACTTGACTTGGAAAATAACTTTTTATAACAGACTCTGCCATATTTATTTTTTAATTAATTTAGATGTACTACCGTTGTTTGAATACTTAGCAATACTTAAGTTTAGTTTAGGTTTTTGTATCGGTGCATTTGGTCTATAAAGATGTCTATTATTAGCCATTATAGCTAAACCAGAACTAATAGACGCATCATGCTTTGTTCTTTTATTTATATCAAACTTTGCCCAGTCATTTAGTAGCTCGTTAAAATAACAACTACCAATACTACCATCTTGTTGTAAACCAACGTTATCTTGTATGTACATTTCGATAGCAGCAGCGTGGGCTTGTTTTATATCTTCACTAGAGTTAGGCATACCACCTATTTCTTTTTCAGCTACAGATAATTTATTCCATATTTTGTCAGGTCTATTCATACTAAAACCTCTATAACCACGTCTTCGTAAATAGTACAATAAACGAGGCTTGTTGTTCTCTGCAAGTATTGGCATCCCATAAAACACTAATGCCATTAGAACGTCTTCAAAGAATATCTCTGCTGTTTGTGGTCTAGCTAAATATTCTAAGAAGAACTGGTTAGCAGGAGCGTCCTCCATGCTAAACCTAGTTAATCCATGGAGTGCACCTTTGGAGCCGACGCCATCGACGGTACCTGATATATCGTAGCTATCGCAGCCAAAAGCACCCATATGTTCGTTGCCTGGATGTTTCACACCGTTTTTAATTACAACTTTGTTTTGCAACTGTTGAGGTGGTGTCCAGCTTACTTTAAATCTACCTTTTGGATCTGGGTAAAATATTACTTTAGAATCTTTTACACCATTCACCCATTGAAAATTACCTTTAGTAATACCTAGTGTTCTAGACATTTCTTCATTGTAATCTATTTGTTCGTATATTTTTACTAAATTAAATATACTATTCTTTGTTTCATCTCTAAACGCGTGTTCTGTAGTTCTTGGAAACTGTCTGTAAAATTCATTCAACGCATCTTGATCTCCCTTTAACCCATCAGCTTCGTTCTGCCAGTTTTCTACTACACCTACGTCTATTAACTCTCCGTGTGGGTCGAGTACATCATAGTCTGGATTATCAAAGACTGGAATTCCGTACTCGTCAATAAATCCTTCGTAATTCCACTCCATTGGGATAAAGAGAGAATACAAGCCAGACGCTGTTTGTCCATTTCTGTTTCGCTTAGTAACGTCAGATGCTGCATATAATTTTTTAAAGTTTTCTCCACCTTTATCTAATGCGTTTGATGTTGAGCCCATCATACATTTACCTATAATCCTACTACCTAATCGTAAACATGTTTTTGTAACTCTCCAGTTATTTAATATATTATCGGGTCTTTCCCACTTACCACTTTCATCATGAACTAATAACTTTAGCTTTTCACCATCATAGCTATTATCACCCGTGTTCTTCCAGTCTATCGTTGTGTCTAGTCCTTCTAAATCTTCTAGCTTTTCGTTTGCGGTTATTTTCTTTCTTGTAAACTTACTAGCAGGAACTCTATATGCTAGCTCTGACTTTGGTCTATCCATACCATCTTGAATAGGTGAGAAGAAAAATGGATAATTAATACTAATAGGTACTACTTTATCTGTAAACATTTTCTTTGCATCAGCACCTGTTTTAGATAGTATTCCAAATCTTGCATCACTTGATATTGTAGCTTGGTTAACTGTTTCGGCTGATGACATAAAAGAAAAACCAGATCTTCTGTTTTTAAGGTAACACATACCATAACATCTTTTATCTGCTTTGCAAGCTTCCCAAAATATATAGAATAATCTATTAGCTTCTCTAAAGTCTGGTGCGCCCACATCAATCTTGCTCCACTGCAAGTACATATAATGTGTACCTGTTATATATGTTGCTTTGCCGTTGTTGTTAAACCAGAAACCTTGTTCTCTACGTTTAAACTCTTCATCTATATAGTCAAACCAGTCAGCTTTCTTTTCCTCAGGATAACTACGCCAGTCAAATATATTTTTAAGTCTACCTAATTCTTTTGGATATTCAAACTGTTTCCATTTTTTTTCTTTGTTGCTATACACACTACGCTCTTTAGGTAGCGCTATTTGAAAGT